CACACATTGTGTGGTTTGTTTTGAGTGAATTCCACCCGAATCCGAAACCTCAGGGTTATACGGACAATTGGGTCGGTTCGCGAAGCAAAACCGAGAAGTCTGAATCGAGCTCAAAGAAATGCTCTAGTTCAGACCGGGCCCAGGGCAGGAGCTGGTAATACCAGTCCCTATCCGGAGCTGAGGCGAGTTCAATGAACTCGTCGAGTGAGATTTCCTCCTGAAGGAAGAGGGGCTCAAAGGTCTTTACCTTTAGAAGCCACCTCGCCTTCTTCTCATAGGAGGAAATCGGGTAGAGGGTTTTCCGGGACTTTCCCAGAAACATCTCCCTCAAGGATTCGGTCCTACGTAAGAGAACGTCTAAATCGCCATAGGTGAGGTAGAATTTCTCTCGTAGGAGTTGCTCGATGTTGCGCTCGGTAAGTACCGAACGCAGTCGAGGATCGGGGACAATCTTATTAAGAATGTCCCGTCGCTTCTCCCTCTTGAGAGTCGAAGTGAGGAAGCACATCCTTTGGATGTAGTTTTCCTCCTCCTCTGCGAGAAGGGAGTGACCACGAAAGGTGGTCATACGCGAAAGGCACCAGAAAAAGATGGTTGCTAGCGTTGCTAGTGGGCCTTCTTGACATAGTGCCTTGAGCACCGAAAGGTGCCATTTGGGAAGGTTTTGGAAGGCAGAGAAAATCTCTGCATCCGAAACATTCAAATCATAGCCACCCCATTTCGTGGGTAGCATAATACAGGGGAAGAAGGTTCCATCCTTTGGAAGGAACCTCGCCATCCTGCGTAGGAAGTAGTCCCTTATCCAGATTTTCTGGGCAGAGGTACTACTGTATTGGTGTGCCCAACGTAATTCCTTCATAAGGAGTTGGGACTTACCAATAAGAACGTTGGACTCCGCTCTGGAGCCCATAACTCCATCTTGGTAGGGTGAAAAGACCTTGGTCTTTGGACTATCTACCCAGATAGAGCGCACATAGACTGCCTCATCATAGGCAATCTGTGCTGTAGTGAAGGGACCGTTCCGGAGATTCTCCAGAACTAGTACCTCTTCGATGAAGCGAACAGCCTTCGATGTCCTCATTGTCCTTGACATGTTGATAATCGAGCCGCTCGCGATCGAGATCTCCGGAAGGAGATCCAAATACTCCTTGGGACCACACGCAATGTGATCGTCCCCCGGAGCACAGTAGAAGATCCCCTCGGTCGGTATGCCCTTTTTGGACAAACGCCTGAGAGCGATCAGATGTAAACCCTGCATATACAGGGTTAAAACGGTCTTCGCAAGGGGTTCCCCCATGAAGACTCCGCGGACTGCCACAACTTCAAAGAAGGGGCAAGTCAGTGGGCCAATCAGAACCACTTTTGTGGAGAGGATTGACCGAATCGCTTCGGAGATAACGGGATCTACCCGCCAGTGTCCGAAGAAAGTCTCGAGAATCACACGGGCGATTTCCTTTGGAATCGCATCGGTGGCACTCGAGAAGTCGCTGGTATACCATTCCCATTGGAGATGGTAAGAATCCAGCGAGTATTGACCGAGCTTCTGGACGAGAGCCCAGGCTTGGTTTTGACGGGAAAACACATCCTCAAAGAGTTTGTGCTTCCCCATACTGTCCGTCGCAATATGCGCCGCGACAGATTGTATGATCATCGATTTCCAATTGGACATCGTAATCATGCGGACCTTTCCTGCGGTTTCAACCACCGGAGCGGCCCGGACCACGTCCGAAGTATCTCGGAACTCGTGGGCAAATGCCAGGAGCTGGTAACCAATATGGCGATCCAGTCCATGGTACGATGAAATCTTAAAGGTCTTGGAAGGTCCAAAAACCTTATAAGATTCGTAATTGGCCTGTTCGAGGGTTAATCCTGGTGGTGTGGCGTCACTATGTTCGCC